CATACTTTATTATTATTACATTTTATTTTTTTCTCAGGCAACTATAAACATGGGTGGAGGCGGAAGTCAAACTATCGAGCAAACATTTAATTTGAGTGCTGTAAATAAATCCATTTACAACCAAGTTACAAAAAATACACAAAAAGTCTCCGGTTCGCAAACAAATATTCAAAAAATGACCCTAAATATAGGTGGGTCAATGATCGATTGTCCTTATACATCGTCACAAAAACTCGATGCGGATATGCAGGCAGATGTTGAACAGATACCTAATACTATATTAGCAATGAAAAATGAAATTTCCGCAGAAATGCAAGCAGGTGCATCTGCAGCTATGGAAAAATCAACACAGGCTGGTAATATGCAAATTGGGGATAAACAGAATTTACAACAAAGCGTGAATATGGAAATCCAGAATATTGTTGATACAACGATTACAACAGAAAATTTAACAGAACTGATAATGGAACAAGTTAGTATCCAAAGCGATACGATAAACATTGGCGGTGATTTAGATTGTATGGGTAAACCATTTGACCGAACACAAAACTTAACGGCTTCTTTAGCAGCTAAATCGGTTCAAGAAGCACTCACGGATGCCTTGATTGAAAATAAGGTTACCAGTGGTATGGTTGCAACACTCGATGCCGAAGTAAAAAGTAAAGCCGGTGGCTTTGCCGAAATGATTAGTGCGGCAACAGGTCCAATGATGGCGAGTGCAATTGCATCCGTTATTGGTATTGTTATGGTAATGTTATCGGTAGCTATCGTTGCCATGTCACCAGCGGGACAAGGTGCCATGAATAAAGCATCGAGCAAATATATATAGGTATTTAAAGATATAAATTTTCTTTATATTAATGATTTTAAGTATAGACGTCGGTATACGCAACCTTGCGATGTGTATGCTCGATGAAACGTCCAATCTTATTGTTCAGTGGGATGTTTCCGGAGTACCCCCTGAACATAAAGACGGCTTATTCGTTTCGCTACGAAACCATTTAGATGAAAAAAAGTGGATTTTAAAAGCAGATACGGTTCTTATCGAGAAACAACCCGATAAAAATAGGAAAATGAAAATGGTTGAACATTTTTTACACGCTTACTTTATTATTCGGAACCCTAAAGCCGAAACGATCATTTACGATGCACGTTTCAAAATACCCGACTTTGCAGGACCGGGTAAAGTTATGTATAATAAACGTAAAAAAGCGTCGATAGAAAGGTGTCAACAATTCATTTGGAACAATACAGTTAATGCACATTGGATACCAATATTCAACGAATCCAAGAAAAAAGACGATCTTGCCGATACGGTCATGCAAGCTATTAGTTTTACGAAACGCATTGAACCCATGCAAAGCGTTTCGAAAAAGGATAAAAAACTCGTTCCAAGAAAACCTAACGAGAACCAAAAACGAACCCGATACTCAAAATCAAATTTAGCTTATATTTATAAAAATAGAAAGAAAGATGAAGATCTTGAAAAAAGTAAAAGGTTTATGAAAGATCTAAAGCGGTACTATAAAAATATAGACGATTTAGTACACGATTTAAACAAATAAATACATACATTCCGGTCGAGATTCGGGTGTGCACACATACCCAACCTCGTCTCTCAGAAAATCGGGTATTTTACTCTTTTCATAATCACCTATTTCAATTAATAATACCGGTTTATGTTTTTTTAGTATACTAATAGAACCACGTAAAACATTCATCTCTGCACCTTCAACATCCATTTTGATTAAAGAAGGAGTACCTTTATACACGTTATCAAGAGTATCCGTAATTGCGGTAATCGTACTATTCATATCGTGATGTTCGTTCGGAAACATTGTGGTACCACCATAGTTTATCATATCGTTTTCAACGGGTTTAGGAATATACATTTCAATCTTTTCACCGATCGTATCTGATAATGCACACGGGTTCATGGATACTTTGTTTTTTAAATCGTTTGATTTTAAGTTTAAATTAGCAATCTCAAAGAAAACTGGTTCGAATGAAACAACTGGTCCGTAATCGGAAAACATGAGTGTATTATACCCTATATTAGCACCTATATCAATAATATCCGTACCAGGTTTATAATATTTTTCCACATCGTATCGCATCCAACCATCCCACTCGTACCCCTGTTTTAATGTGTTACCTATATACTGATCATTTGATATCGTATTTAAGTTATACTTACCGTTATTAAATCGTTCAACAGTAATTTCCATTATATATAATAGTATTATATCTTTATATCTAACGACTTCTTGTAGGTATATTTATAGGACTAGACTTAGAACTAGTACTACCGCTATTACTATTATTATTTGATTTATTTTTTACATTTTCGATTTTTAATACCCTTTTAATAACATTAACCATCCCAGTTACCGTATTTTTATTATGTAATTCTTTTATATTAGTATTAGTAAACTCGGAAACTCTTTTTCCAAAGTGATTAATCATATTTTGACCAGGTTTTCCGAATTTTCTTAATTTTTCTTTTATATTTTTTATATGCATCTGACGAGTCTCGTATCTATTTTTGTTATTTTTAATATTTTGTGTTAATTGAGATTTAACAACCATTTGTATAACGTGAGAATTTTTTAACGTAAATTCTTATCGGCTGTATAATACGTCTTTCCCTTAACAACAAAACTGTGTACGCGCGCATACGCCCACGCTTGTGGACTCGCACCTGGTCGGTGTCCCGTTCGCCAAGCGGCTAATCCACGGTCGTAGACTGTTTTAAGAGTTCGTAAAGGTATACCCGTCACTTTAGATATATCTTTGAGTTTTGTTATACCGGGGTATTTTTTACGAAACTTTGCTGTGTAGCTAGACGTTTTCGTAACCACTTTCTTATCGGTTTTAAATGGTCTGTAATCTTTTTTTAACATCTTTTTATACCGCGTTTCAACTTCTTTCAGGGAAGAAAGTCCCCTGAAATATTTAAGAGGTGCGTATATTTGACCCCGAGTTTTACGTACCTGTGTAATCTTTTTACGAATATCACTATCCGTTAACATACTTATACTATAACAAGAAAAATAAAAATGTTACCGAATAATAAGTAATATAATGTTTTCACTTTCCACAGTAACCACAACGTTTGCTTCAACGCAAAAAAAATTTAAGAAGTTTGGTAAAAAACTTCGTAAACAAAGAGACGGTGAAGTTGATTCTATAAAAGATAAATTAAAAGATATCGCTAAAGATGAAGTCGAAAAAACAAAAAGTTTATTTGAAAAACATAAGGAATTTTTCAACGATAAAAAAGCATCTGAAAAAGCATCACCGGAAACAACAGCTATCGATTTTTACGAAAAGCCCTAACTGCTAAATCAAGACTTATTAAAGTTAAAAATGCAGAAAGTTCTTTATAATTTTCCAACAAGTTACCTGCAAATACAGCTAATAAAACACTGTATTGCACGTACCTCATTTCTTTTCGTGATTTTTCCATAGATCTTTTCATGGAAGCGCGCGATTTTTCCATACCCAAAAGGGCTGTACTTATATTCTTTATACGACTAGGCATCTCAGTAGCGGTTGAAAACATACTTCCTATATCTATAGCATCAGAAACCTGTTCTCTTAATATAGGTTCAAGATATTCGATATATGTAAAATCGCGGTCAAGTTTTATACACGTTCCTTCTATCGTTGAGAAAGTTTTAGCCAGATATACAAATGCAGTTGGTATTATAAAAGGTTTTTCTTGTGCTAATTTTAAAAGATTGTCATCTTGTAATATTTCATTCTTAAGATTTTTACCATCGAGCGTTTCTAAATAGTTAAGTGTCGTTTTAAAAAAGAGTTCTATGTCACTGGTATCTGATGTTGTAGGTAAAATAACTTCTAAACGAATAAGTACATTAACTATACCCTTTGTATCCTTATTTATTATGTGTATAAATAGTTCATTAAACCCCTGACGCATTTCATCGGAAATATCAATAACGAGACCAAAATCATAGAAAACAAGTTTTCCGTCACTTGAAAACCCCAAATTACCGGGGTGTGGATCAGCGTGAAAAAAACCCTTATCCATCGTCTGGATTACGTAAGAGTTTATAAGAGCTTCACAAACTTTCTTACGATTAACATTTGGATCTGTTATATCGTTAAGTTTTTCGGAAGCTATATATTCCATAACAATCATATCGGGTGTACAGAGTTCCATATAAACTTTAGGTATCTTCATCCATTTCACATTTTTTAAAGATTTTCTAAATTTTTTAGCATTCAAAGTTTCTTTTTCGTAATCAGTTTCAGCTAATAAGTAATCTATAGATTCATCTAGAACATATCCTGTATTTGTACCTGTATCTATACCAATTTTCTCGAGTAAATTAACTATATCTTTAATATTATCCGTATCACTTTTCATTGTTTCGTATATTTGAGGACGTCTAAGTTTAACAACAACATTCTCACCCGTTTGTAAAGTTGCTTTGTGAACTTGTCCTATACTTGCAGATTTAAAAGGTTCGTTTTCAAAATATGAAAATGTACCAGAATTTACGTGCGTTTCTATCATGTCTATAATTTTTTTCTCTTCTATCGGAGGTACGTTATCCTGTAAAGATTCCAATTCCCTGGTAAATTCTAATGGATACAAATCAACTCGTGAAGATGCAATTTGACCCAATTTTATAAAAGTAGGTCCAAGTTCGACGAGTTGATCACGAGTCCATGAACCAAATTTTACCTGGTCTTTTTGAAACTGTTTTCGTATTAAAAATTCACCTGCAAACTTCCATGTTTTAGATTTATGTTTAGATGGTAAATTTAATTTAGGAGTTATATTTAACGCACATAGCGCCATCTTAATAACTACATACAAAAAAAATACTTATAGTTTTTAAACTATTATACTTATAAATGTTAACTATACAAGCAAATGTCTACGAACCTATGTACGAGTATAATGATAAAAAGTATATCAGAGTTACCGTACCCGATAAATTTAGAGAATACGTCGAAAAATCGCACGAACGGAAATCAAACGTCATACTCTACAAAAATAAGGTTGATAACCCACTTGAAGGAAACGTTCTGAAACTAAAAGTACCCTTTAGATACCGTAGAGTCATGTGTAATGTGGAGGGCGATAAACCTGTTCAATCAATGGAAAGAGGTGACCGTGTTTTAATCGAAATACAATTTAATGGTGTTTGGAACACTCACGAACACAGTGGCTATTCATGGGTATTGAAGTATATAAAGTTTTTAAACTAATACTATTTAAATGAGTCTCACACGTTCAGGGTATATAACAGATGATTCGAATGATGTAAAAAAAGAACTTACGGTTCGTGCCGTAGTAAACACAGAATTTGGATTCCCACCACCACCTTTTAAAGTATTCAGAAAAACAAAATCGGGTATATGTGTTCCTCGGTTTTATGGAGAAGATAAATTTGGACCCCCGAAAGAAGATCGTCGTCCCGAACCAGTTAAAATATCATGTAAGTTTAATGGAAAATTACGTGACGAAACACATCAAAACGATGCTTTGGGTGCAGCGCTCAAAGCCGGACACGGCGTACTTTCACTTCCTTGTGGCTTTGGGAAGACGACAGTATCCTTGGCTATAGCGTGTAAATTAGGATACCGGACCATGATTGTTGTCCATAAAGAATTCTTAGCAAATCAATGGCGCGAACGTATTCAACAGTTTTGTCCAGGTGCTTCTATAGGAATAGTACAACAGGATAAAAAAGAAACGGAGTGTGATTTTGTAATTGCAATGCTCCAATCTTTATCACTCAAAGAGTATTCATTTAGTGATTTTGATTCGATAGGTACACTCATTGTTGACGAAGCTCATCATATATGTGCAAAAGTCTTTTCACAATCTCTATTCAAAATGTGCCCGAAACACATTTTTGGGTTATCGGCGACACCGACCCGAAAAGATGGTCTGACGAAAGTTTTACACTGGTTTATGGGACCAACATTTTTTGAAGCCGAACGTAAAAATCAGGAACAAGTCGAGGTTTTTCCGATAGAATATAAGTGTGATAGATTTCAAGACCCACCACCGTGTACGCGTTTTGGTAAATTGTCACTCGCGACCATGATTACAGAGCTTACCGAAGATCGAGGGAGAAATATAGTTATTCTAAAACTCGTAAAAGATATAGTAAAAACAACACGTCAAGTTCTCGTTTTAAGTGATCGTCGTCATCATTGTGAAGTCATGCACCAAAGTTTTAAGAAAACGTCGGGTTTATACATGGGTGGTATGAAAGAAGCCGACTTAACAGAATCGAGTAAAAAACAAATCATATTTGCAACGTTTAGTCAAGCACATGAAGGTCTTGACATACCTACCCTCGATACAGTTATTTTGGCGACACCCAAATCGGATATCGTTCAATCTATAGGAAGAATCATGCGCGAAACGAAAGGTAAGAAGAATAATCCACACATTTATGATATATTCGACCAATGGTCGATATGTCATGCCATGTATAAAAAACGTTTAAAAGTGTATAAACAAGGTGGATTTCATATACCAATTTTAAATTCACAAAAAAATGAAGATGAAACACCATTTAAAAAAGGTGAGTGTTTCATTAACATCTAAATTATAATCATTCTTATTTGTAAGAATGCCCGGTTGTTGTGAAACAGGTCGAAATGTACAAAAGTACAGGGGCGGAGGTGGAGGCGGAACTGCATCCACACTCCAGGAAGCCCTGGAAAATAGTAACGTAGCTACCATAGATATAAATCTCATATCTGGTGCCAAATTTAGAGGCGACGGAAGTGCTTTAACAGGTATATCAGGTTCCGACGGAGTAGTCGGAAATCTACAACAAGTTACAAATCAAGATAACCAAACAACAAACGAGATCATTATTACAAATACAGGAACATCTTTAACAACATCCGGTGCTATAAACGCATCGGGAAATATCACCGCACCTTCTTTTATAGGGAGTGGTTCAAGTTTAACAGGTTTAAATGTCACAAATGCAAGTTCCGGAATACTACAAGTAGCTCGAGGAGGCACGGGTGTAACTACAGGTCTCACTGCTCTAGATGGTAGTAATATTACATCCGGAACAGTTGCGTTGGTGAGAGGTGGGACAGGTGCTACATCTGCATCTACAGCTGCAGATAATTTAGGACTAGGAACGAGTGATTCTCCCCAGTTCATGGGAGTTAATATAGGTCACGCATCAGATACAACGATCACGAGATCGAGTGCGGGTGTCATAGCCATAGAAGGTAAAATCGTTAGAACGGATGACGTCGCTTTAGGAACAGAAACGTCCGGAAATTACGTTGCCACGATTACGGGGGGTAACGGTATTGCAAGTACAGGTGCAACAACCGGTGAAACCATAGATCATTCATTATCCGTGGATACAAAAACAAACGGAGGATTAGCTATAGAAAGTGGTAAACTTGCACTTAAACTAGACGATTCGTCAATAACAGGTGTATTAAACGCTTCTGATGGTGGGACAGGTGTAACTACAGGTCTAAGTGTACTAAACGCTGGTAATATTACGAGTGGAACAGTTGCTACTGCACGAGGAGGTACAGGTGTAACAACAGGTCTAAGTGTACTGAACGCAACGAATCTTACGAGTGGAACAGTTGCTACCGCACTGGGAGGAACGGGTGTAACTACAGGTCTAAGTGTACTAAATGCAACGAATCTTACGAGTGGAACAGTTGATACTGCACGTGGAGGAACGGGTGTAACAACGGGTCTAAGTGTACTAAACCCGAGTAACCTTTCTGGACCAGTTGATATTTCAAAAGGTGGGACGGGTGTAACTACAGGTCTAAGTGTACTAAACGCAACGAATCTTACGAGTGGAGCAGTTGCTACTGCGCGTGGGGGAACGGGTGTAACTACAGGTCTAAGTGTACTAAATGCAACGAATCTTACGAGTGGAACAGTTGATACTGCACGTGGAGGAACGGGTGTAACAACGGGTCTAAGTGTACTAAACGCAACGAACCTTACGAGTGGAACAGTTGATACTGCACGCGGAGGTACAGGTGTAACTACAGGTCTAAGTGTACTAGACCCAGGTAACCTTTCTGGACCAGTTTCTATTTTAAAAGGGGGGACGGGTGTAACTACAGGTCTAAGTGTACTAGACCCAAGTAACCTTTCTGGACCAGTTGCTATTTCAAAAGGGGGGACGGGTGCTACAACCGCTTCAGCGGCTGCAACAGCTCTTGGGATTGGTCCAGGTTCAACACCCCAGTTTACAGCTATAGAACTAGGAAACGCATCAGATACCACAATAGCACGTTCGAGTGCAGGTAAAGTAACGATTGAAGGTAATGAGATACGAACGGGGACCGTTGAATCCGATAAAGGCGGAACGGGTCATACATCTTATAACGTCGGTGAAATACTCGTGGCTAACGACCCAAACAATACTGGAACACCCACTTTACATAAACTTTCAGCTGGTTCATCTGGATACTTTTTAAAATCAACAGGTAATGGTAGTTTTCCCACATGGGGCGATGTATCCAGTGTAGGTTCCGCGACACCTGGTCAGCTCTTTACAGGGTTTGGTTTAACGGGTGCAAATGCAACTGGTGATCCCCCAACCGGTGGTCACACCGGTGCGGGTAATACAACAATTTCAGCAGATGCTACCGAGTCAAATACAGGAGGTAAATTGGTTGCAAGAGACGCTTCAGGTGATATTAGGGTCCAAGAAGTAATTGTAGGAACTACTGGTGGTACTACGGGTTCGTTAACATCTACCACGTGGTCCGGATCGGCGGCTAAATTAACAACACCAATAAATATTGGAGGTGTTTCTTTTGATGGATCAGCAGCTATAGACTTACCCGGGGTAAATACAACAGGTACCGTAGATACAAGTGGGAATGCTGCGACTGCGACTAAATTAGAATCTGCAGTAAACATTGGGGGTGTTTCTTTTGATGGATCAGCAGCTATAGACTTGCCCGGGGTAAATACAACAGGTACCGTAGATACAAGTGGGAATGCTGCGACTGCGACTAAATTAGAATCTGCAGTAAACATTGGAGGTGTTTCGTTTGATGGATCGGGAGCTATTCAATTGCCCGGTGTAGACATAGCTGGTACCGTAAATACAAGTGGTAATGCTGCGACTGCGACTAAATTAGCAGCTACAGTAAACATTGGAGGTGTTTCGTTTGATGGATCGGCAAATATTCAATTACCCGGGGTAGACATAGCCGGTACCGTAGATACAAGTGGTAAAGCAGGTTCAATAGCAAACGCGAGTGACACAACAACAAGTACAGATCAAAAAATTGCTTTTATAATTGGTAATAATGTTAAAACAAATACAAACTTAACGATTAACCCGAGTACAGCTGAACTTAAAGCGACCAAATTTACCGCGGGTACGGGTGGATTTGTAGATTCTACTTTTACAAATAAAGGTGTTATATATTACGATTCAACTTCCGGTAAATTAGTAAGTACAGCTTTAGGTACAGTTGGACAAGTTATTAAAGCGGATGCAAACGGTGTTCCAGTATGGGGTACAGATAGCGGTGGTGTTGGAGGGTCAGGTTACTGGACACAGCCAAGTGGTAGTACGTTTATATATTACAATACTGGTAATGTTGGTATAAATACTAGTACACCTCAGTATAAGTTGGATGTTAACGGTGATATACGCACTACATCAGAAGGTGGTTTTAGAGGAAACGGAGGTAATATAACTGGTATTAATATTACAAGCGAAACAAGTCAAACGATTATAAATTTTGGTCAGCAGTCAAGTCTTAAAGTATCCGCAAACGGGGACCCAGATTAATTTTCATTTTTTAATTAGTTTCTTATATTAGTAAAATGTCTACACAGGAATTAGTTAAACAACTTAATCCAGAACATTATGATAATTTAACAGATGCAAACGCTATTGGTAAAAGTAAATTTGGTAGATCTTCGTGTCAGAATAATAAGGGTACAGTTTTTGCTATAGGTTCAGAGGATAATGTTGTAGTTTATACAAGTAATATATTCTCAACTAAATACGCAACTTCTATTTCAAATCCCGGAAACTCAGGTAGTTTATTTGGATTTAAAATTGCTATGGATTCAACAGGGGATACTATTATAGTTGGTGCACCGGGAGATAATAGGGCTTATGTATTTGATGCACAAAATAAAGCTAGAACATTATGGACTCAACGTTCATCCGGGTGGAATAGTAATAGTTACCTAGGAACTTCTGATTCTGGTACCATACATTACGGTTCAGATGTAGACGTGGCGTGCGACGATGATTCGTTATTTGTTGTTGGTAGACCCGGTGATCACAAAATCGAGTTATGGTCTTGGACAAATGGGTCTTCGGCTACACTTTTAAAAACTATAACACACACAGACAACTTTGGTTTTTCGTGTAAACTTTCTGGGGATGGTCAAGTTGTTATAGCCGGTGGACCAGGTAATTATTACCCACCGAATACCACTAGTGGGTATGGTAATGGTATAGCACACGTATACGCAAAAGATCCTTCAAACGCGAGTACGTGGACACAAAGAACACTTCCATTCGATTATACGGATTGTCCTGCCTACGTAGAATATACTCAAGAGACAAATACAACTATAAAAAGTGTTACTAATACTTCCCTTGAATCTGGTGGTACTAAAACACTTCTTAATCCAGCTTTTGGGTATAGTGTAGCTATAAACAAAGACGGTACTTTTATAGCAGTTTCTGCACCTAATAGAAGGTGTTTTTTTGCAGCCGAGTGGATAAATAATACATCTTATAACTGGTTAACAGGTAAAGCAATTACAGGTGAAAAAGATGCGTTTGGTAGTTATTTATTTATGCAACACGACGGAACGCGTATAGTTACGGGGAACACGCATATAGAAAAGGGGTATTTTTGGACTCTTTCCCAATGGGATACGACAAATCACGAAACCACGAGTTTTTGTATATTAGATTGGAATGGTCTTTACTTTACAAATTATAGCGAATCATTTAATCAATACTCTGTAGGTGGATTACCTACATCTATATCAAAAAGTGGTGAATTTGTTTTATTTTCTACAAAACTTTCGAAAAGTGATTATCAATTAGGGGCTAACGAGACTCGAACAACAGGTATTAATGCTAGCTCGTATTTTGGTTCAACAATTTTTTCGTTTACAAGATTCGCACCTACAATAAAAATTTTAGGAACAACGACGGTAGGTGGTGATTTAAAAGCGCGTTTTTTGAGTGTAGGTGGTGATAAAACATACATAGATAACGATTCAACAATTCCCGGGTATATAAATTTTGAGAATAATCGAGATGAACACAGTATTTTTAAGACACAAATCATAAACACATCACAATATACTGGTGATGATAATTTATCCGAACTCGTGTTGTTTAAATCCGGACACGTTCGAGGACTTAATTCAAAGGGTCCTGATAGAATACGTGTTAAATCACCGACTGTTATTTTAGAAGGTCTAACATTTGAAAATTATAACACCGTTCAATACGTAGATCAAACTGGAAGGGAAGCTGAAGCGTATTCTAGACTTCTTAAAGAAGCTTCTGCGGTTTATTCTCGATTAACTTTAACGGGTATAGGAAATATAGGTATAGGTGTACCCGAATATGCAGATCATATCATAAAGGAAAATTTTAATTTAGGTGAAGGGTGGTCGACCCCAGAATCTGATTATTATAATAAACAAAATGCAAATGCAAATGCACAAGCACCACCTCTCATAAACCATAGACTGGTTATAGATGGTACACAGAGTATACAAAACGGTAAACTTTACATAAACGATCCAATATCTTCAAATGTAATTACGGATGGTTTATCGTCTTGTTTTAATACCATGACGAAAGATTGTATTCAAGATACAAATACTACAAATGTACCTTACGTAATATGTGATATTAAGAAGCGTAACCCTTTGTTTAATGAGAATGATGGTCACTTAACAAACGGTCCATTCGGAGACCGTATGAGATTATACAATACAGTTACGTACGATGATATAAATAAAGGATTATATTTTGGAACAAGTACATCGTATGCACAGGGATTTATTCATGAAGCACGAGATACCATTACAGGGACTGTTACGAACTCTTTAGGTGGTGTGTATACAGTCTCGTACTGGTTTATGTTAAAAGATTATGCACAAAGTACATTTGGGACGAATGGGAAATTGGTATTCACTGCTTATAGAGATACTGCGTTTGGATACGGTCATAAAATTACAGATACAGGATTCAAAATCCAGTATTCTCTAGGTACCTCAAGCCCTCTTTACGCAACCGTAGAATCTGACTATACTGTAAATTATACGTTTAATCAAAATGTATGGTACCACGTATGTGTTAAAGTAGATAATACAGCTGGAAATGGCGCCACCCAAGGTTCAGCAACTACACAATTATGGATAAACGGTGTATCACAATCTTTAACCGCTAACGAGACAAATAGAGATATGAATGGGCGTTTCCCAGGATCTTTTTATTTGGGTGTAGTTAATCAAGCATCATCTGGTCACACTTTAGGTGGTGATGGTATGTATGGTCACCTTATTGGTAATGTTAAAATTTATATCGCACAAGATGGTACGGATATTTTTGAAAGGGCATCTATACCAGATTATAACAGTGCTGCCGATTTATACAACGAAGGACCACCCAATGAAGGAATGTCATTATTAGGTGGTATGAATATATCAGGTGGTTTACGTACAAATGGTTCCACAGGGACGAGTGGACAAGTACTTACATCGAGTGGTGGGGGTGCAATGTCTTGGTCAACCGTAAGTGGTTCAAGTCCTTGGACAACGTCGGGATCGGACATTTATAGGAGTGGTGGTAATGTTGGTATTGGAACTACAAACCCAGCGTACCCATTAGATGTTAACGGTATAGTAAATGCAACTTCATTCAGAGGTGATGGTGCGAATTTGACAAATGTTACAGCAGCAAGTATAACAGCCGAAGCAAGTAAAACTATAACTCTTTCAACAGTTGAAGTTAATTCTGAAATTTGGGACATATAAGTATAAAATTAATGTAAGTAAACTACAGTATAATGTCCTTTCATTACAGCCCTTCGAATAACCAAACAAATACGGCTAAGAACAGTGGAGTATATGTTAGAGAATTGTTCGATGGCGTCACTTCAAAATATTGGGTACCTACCGCATCTAAATTGTCACGAGGTAAAAAGGGTATAATTCAGAGAATTTTTACAGGACAACCACTGGATAATTCGTGTAACGTATACGTTTATAACGAAACGTCAAAACTTTGGTACCACGAAGATACTATTTTAGGTAATTCAGCACGTAGGTACCCCCCCGTTTCTTACCCACCGACGACGATGTTTCAAACCCCCCGGGCAATGATGGATGGTATAACATATACTGCAACTACATCTGTTAGTAATGCAAGTGGCAGAGCTAACCCAGAATATGCTTTTGGTGATACTCATACATTAAATGGTAACTTTTATACAATTGAAACAGGATATCCAACAATCAATAGCCAAAGTCTACCCAGTGGTACATATACTGGTTCGACTAGTTTAGGAGGTAAAAGCGGTGAATGGTTAAAATTGCAAACATCAACTCCAATTCAGCCTACTGGTTTTAAACTTAATACCGTCCCTTGGCCTTATCAAAGTGAGTCTAATGTACCACATGACTGGACTATATTAGGGAGTAACGATGATACAAACTGGACGAATTTAGGAAATTTTACAATTCCATCTGGGTGGAATCTTGGTGATGATATTACAGATAATCTTACAATCTCTACCACGTATACATATTTTGCACTTGTAATTACAAGAAGAACAACTACCATTGGATTCCAAAATGAACATGTGACTATACCTAACTTTACTTTCACCCTAGATGGAATTAGTGAAGATTTTGGTAGATCTCTTGACGGAACGGATAATGCAGATATGGTAGCTGTAGGTGCTCCAGGGACATGGTTTGGATCTGTATCGAATATTGATGGTTATGCTTACGTATTTACAAAGGATAGTACTGGTAATGGATGGACCCAGAGAGGTTCAGTGGTATCACAACAGGGAGGGTTTGGACACTCTGTCGCTTTATCCCAAAAAGATGGTAACATATTAGTTGTTGGTGCACCTTTCTATAACACAGTAGATCCAAACACAGGTGGTAATATTGAATTTAACCATAAACCCGTATCTGAAGGTAGAGTTTATATATACAAGTGGGATGGATCAAACTATACTTTACAACAGACCTTAAATTCACCTTCGGGAACTTTATTAACTAACACACCCGCAACATGGAAAAATTTCCATTTTGGGTATTCCCTAGGTATAACAAATGTAGGACATAAGATAATCGTAGGTGAACCATCAATAAGAAGTATATGGAGTGTCGACCATCAATTACAAGGAGGACTCAGTTTGCCAACTAACTCATTTCCATATACCGGTAATGCGCACGTTTACGATAATGTTACTGTTTTATCTGGTGGTACGACTTGGACCAGTAACGTTTCTATGACATCTGTTATAGGTACAACTGGTATAGGTTTGACAAATGATACAAATCCGTCGAAAGTTAGATGGTTAGATGCACTTGGCACATCTGTGGATATAAACAGGGCGGGTACGCGTATATTAGCAGGTGCTCCCGGAAATTACGGTACATCAAACACGACTCCTCGAGCCATGTCGGGAAGAATATACACACTTGATTGGGATCAGACTAATGCCGAGTGGAAAGAATTAGGGGAAAATGGTAAACATGTAACTGTATCCCAAAGTTATATGTTGATTGGATGGTGTACACGTTTTGGTGGTTCAGGTAGGCGTATAATTGCTGGCGCCCCAAGTTATGATAGTAAAGGTAATGTTGTTACATTCGATTTTGATGGATATCAATGGGTAAGTTTTCCGAATGAAACTGTTGAAATTGAAACTTGGGTTAATGGTAATAGTAAACACCGGTTAGGTGAATCTATATCCGTTGATGGTGAAAGTGAAATGATAGCTATAGGAAAAGACGAACACCATTTCTCTAAGGACATTACTCCCATTTCCACGTACTCCGCCCCATTTCCCGACCCTTCTCGACCAAATTCTTTTTCTGTACCTCATATAACATATATAGGAGGTGCAACTACATACATAGCTGGTTCGAATGGTCAGGTTTCTACAGGTACGTCAAATACTTGGGTATACATCATCAATCAGTCTATGGTGATTAAAGGTAACGTAACGTTTGATGGAAATCTTCAAACAGTTGGTATATCTATAGGTACAAGTGAGTATTCGAGTAATGGTAATAAAAGTATATACCTTGGTGGTTCGAAATCAGAAAATTCGTATGAAATGTCAGTTATAGAAAATCGCGTTTATGAATCTTATGAAAAAACCGAACTATTACTTTTTAAAGGTGGAGATAACGCAAATGCATCCGGTGGTGGTACATTAGGACCAGATAGAATACGGTTAAAAGGTGGACAAATAGCGTTCGATTTAAATACGGGGACCGATAGAACACTAGAAGATATACGCGCTGTCATGCACAGAAACACGGGTGGTGCTGGTATGTTAGGTATAAATGTTAGTTCACCAACAGAAGTTATACACGTAGATGGAAAAATTAAGTCTACACAAGGGTTTATAGGTCGTGGTAGAGAAATAACAGGTTTAAACTTTGATTATATAAATAACACAAGTGATGTAAGATTTGGTCAAGCTGGAGCAACAAAATCATCTACAACGTGGGGAGATATAACAATAAATTCAGAAGTAGCGTATCCTACACTCGCATTAACGAGTAACACTGTATCCGGATATACAGTGACTGCATCAAGGGATGTAACAAATGCATACAAAGCGTTTGATGATGACCCCAATCATAAATGGATATTGGGTGACAATGACAATATCACGTATTCTAATGGAGTAGATCCTGGATCATATATAGGTACATCGGAAAGAATTGCGGGATATAAAGGTGAATGGATAGAACTTCGGATACCAGATCCAATTTTCCTCACTAAATTAGATGTATACTGTTCAGATAGAACATGTCAGCCTAGAATAGCATATGTATTAGGTAGTAACGATGGTATAGAATACAATCTTATACATTATACTGGTGATTTAGGTTCTCTTAGTTTTGCTAATAATGGTAATAATACCATATTCACTAGAACACCGGATTACATTAACGACGAACCATACGATAGAATTTTAATTATTGTAAATATGATTTCTGGGGGAGTCGCGGAAATCAATTGGGAAAATATTGATATTTATGGTAAAACTTGTACATTTAATCCAAATTTGAAAATCGATTATACCGGTAAACTTGGTATAGGAACATCATCTCCAGCTCACCCTTTAGATGTTGTTGGTAATATTAACTGTACAGGTACGTTATCAAAAGGTAGTGGTTCCTTTAAAATAGATCACCCACTTGAAATTATGAGTAATACACACAATCTTTACCACTCTTTCATAGAAGGTCCAAAAGCTGATCTCATATATAGGGGTAAAGTCGATCTAGTGAATGGGAGTGCATCTATAAACTTAGATACCGTTTCTAACATGACGAGTGGTACATTTGAAGTACTAAATAGAGACGTTCAATGTTTTACATCAAACGAATCCGATTGGGATGCAGTAAAAGGTTCCGTATCTGGAAACACGCTTACAATATCGTGTCAAAACGCATCTTCTACCGCAAATGTTAGTTGGTTAGTTATAGGTGAAAGAAAAGATAAACACATGTACGATACAGACTGGACTGACGATGACGGACACGTCATTCCTGAACAGGCAAAAAGTACATAAACAGTAATTAAAAAAACGAAATCACATTTACCATGCTGGAAAAGCAGGATGGTAGATGGTTTAGTCGATCACTTTTTATTAGGAAGTGCGTCCATAACCGCTAAGGCAATTACGCCCGCAATGAAAAACATAACGACAAAGTTACACTCCGTATCGTCTTCACCGAGGAAAGATCTAGAACGTCTAGGTCTCACCGCCGCCTGTGGTTCGACTGGGGTCGGGGGTGCAACTTCTCGCCGCCGAGAAGGTATCTCAATAGGGTCTTCATCTAAAGGACAATACCCTATCATTTATACTATGTTTACAAATTAATTTCAACGGTCTTTTTCTTTTTACCACCCCCTCTTTTTGATTTGGTCTGAGTAACTTTGACTTCTCTCACCTCGTCATCACCACCTTCTTTACCCGTATCAAAAGTTGGTGGTTCGGCAATATCCGAAATATCGTCTTCGATATCAATTTCCGTATCGTCTGGTTTATTAATACTTGTTGTGTTCATTGGTGGTTGTGGAGGCATCATGATATTACCCATAAGACTCGAGATATCAAACCCTGGACCTTGCATTTCTCGTCTCCCATTTTCATCTACGGATGGTTCGCTCGCACCTTGTTGAGATTTAGGAACTGTGTTCTGTACCGCAGACATCATGTTCTGGACGAGTCCTGGGTTTTGTTTAATCACGTCATTCATATTAGGCATGACTGATTTAAACATACTATTGGTTAAATGAAACATCATAGCCGACCCACCGAGCATCATAATAAGCTTTACCTCAGGGGCAACGTGCATTTTAGTTCTATATTTCACGTACAATTCTTCAAAAACTTCATCGTAATCGTCTACATTTTCCATTACATTTTCCGACCAACCATCGAGTTGAATTTCAAATGGGTTATACTTTTTGTTTAAAAATTCAAGACCGGTTGTACATGCAATAAGCATACGCCTCGAAAATTTTAAAGATTTATCAACGTCTATGCTATACGTAATTCTCTTTACTTCGTTTCTAAGTTCGTCAATTGGTGAATATACATTTAACCTTTTATTTACCGTAAACCCTTTCTTTTCAAGTCGCCCGAGTTTATTTACAAGATCAGCTTTTTCTTCATCGATTGTTTTGTAGCCTGGTGACGGTTTTTCCTCTTCCATATAAGGCATACCACCCCCCCCACCACCTGTATAATCATACCCCGGATCTTCTTCTTCGTATTCACCGTAATCAACTGGATCTTCCGGTGGAGGAATCGAAGGTGGATTTTGTTTGTTTGGATTAGCAAACGAATCTATATCTTCCTGAAAAATTTGTGTTTGTGGTGGTGTAAATTGCGTCTTCATAGTTTTTGGCATTTGTTTTTTCACAGGCTGAGGTCTTGGGATTTCGATTTCAATCTCGTTCATAAGAGCTTGTTCGTTGTCATCAAGTTTCATCACGTTTGTGTGATTTCTATTAAGTATGATCTCACCGTCCATTTAATCTTTATATTGAAAGTATTCTAAATTCTTTAACGCACTTTAAAAAAAATGTATGTTGATAACAAATGAAACTTAACGCCACAAACAAAAATACTCTCAAGGCAATTGTGATTGTCTTCTTAATGTTATGCGCTCTCGCCGCCATGAGAACAAGTAATTATCAGACCATCGAAATCGAAACCGAAAATGAAGGTTCCCTTTTCGATCTTGAATCGAAGCCATCATGCCTCGGAAACTCATACTATTCCGATAGTCGAGGTGGAGTTTGTGATGGACAAAAACTTGTTCAGCAACAAGCGGGGTACAAGATGAAGTAAAATCTCCAGTATATATAAATGGCGTTAGTGACTAGTCAGTCAAGTTTACCCGATTTTGAACACGAGTATCATACCATTATCGTTGATTCTGTTGACGATTCTCAAAAACAAAAATTTACTTCATTCTTCCCAAAACCCCTCGAAAATATAGTTCAGGTTCAATTAACAGCCGCTCATATTAACGGTACAGATGGAGCTCACAAATTAGTACATCTTAAAATTGATGAATTAAGAACTTTCTTTTCTCAAAGAGGGAAAACAGATCTGAATACAGCTGATGATAATTTAATAAACGGCGTTTTCGGTTCTCTCGTAACAGATGGAACAACTCGACTCGTTTTTAAAAACGAATACCCAGTTATTCAACAATATTTTAACCCAATAAAGAAACTCGATAGAATAACCGTTGAGTTATTGAAGGAAACAGGTGCTGCGGCGCTTACAACAGAAACATGTTTGATATTTAGATTTGTTTGTAAAAAAAGAAATTTAGCCTTCTAATTATTTCAGGGCGATATACACGTATAATTTTAACCTTTTCTTATTATAAATGTCTTCTGGTGTTGTTCAACTTATTGCCATTGGTGCTCAAGATGAGCACATTATGGGAAAACCAGAAATTTCATTCTTTAGCTCAACTTTCAAACGGCATTCTAATTTTTCACAATCCATAGAAAAGCAAACGATACAGGGAGCTGTGAAAAATAACGCTATGTCATCGATCAAATTTCCAAGATCAGGTGACTTATTAGGATACACATACTTTACTATAGACGATAACACAAAATCGCTTGATATCCAACTATGGGAAAATGTAATCGACAGGGTCGAATTGCTTATCGGTGGACAGGTTATCGATTCACAAGACGCGGCGTTTACGGAAAAAATAGCCATAGATACATTCGCAACGAATGTTTCTAAGAGTTCAAATGGTACGCACCCGGGTATAAGTGCACGTTCATACTTTTACCCTTTACGTTTCTTTTTTTGTGAAGGTCCACAATGTGCTATACCAATAGTTGCTTTGCGGTACCATGAAGTAGAATTGCGTATTCATTGGGGTTCACAGGCAGGTAATTATAACGTCGAGTGTTATTCAAATTATTATTACCTCGATAACGAAGAACGCGGAAATTTAGTTTCGAGAAATCACGATCTACTCATTACACAGGTTCAAAAGAGTATTCCTTCGCAGGAACTTACACAAGAACTTACATTTAACCACCCAGTTAAATACCTAGCGTGTTCAGATACAAGTACCGAAGGTGCTTTAACATCCGCGAGTAATAAAATAAAGATCGAGATAAATGGTCTCGATATAGGTAATTATAAATGGGGGAAACCACATTTTATGGAAATTCAAAACTATTACCACACACAATTCGTAACTTCACCAGATTTTTTTTTATACTGCTTTTGTCTTTCGACGAGCTCACTCCAACCGACAGGAACGCTCAATTTTAGTCGCTTAGACTCTGCAAAGATACACAGCCAAAGTATGATTATAAATGATCCAATATATGCTGTAAATTACAATATTCTTAGAATAGAAAATGGTATGGCGGGTTTAATATACGCCAATTAAAAATACCTACTTATATTAAATGGTTAAAAATATACCTACCATCGAGCGGTCTACCAAAATCCGGTTTGGTAAACATGCTAATGATAATCAGGCCGAAAACACGGTTGTTTTTAATGCGTCAGATGCACCCATATCTGCATCGACACCAGGTTCACTTTATGTGACACCGGTACGTGTAGCAGAATTAGCAGGTGCGAATTTTTTTGCGTATCACGCACAAACAGCAGAGCTCGTAGATTCGGGTGTAGCTACAGATTTGTTAGGTGGTATTACGTTAGAAAATGCAACTACTGTAGGTAATGTTACAGCGAATACAGTTGAATTTAACAATGCAACTACATCTTTGGTTGCGTCATCTAACGTAGGTATTTCAAATACACTCCCAACACACGCCTTATCTGTAGCCGATAAAGTTTTCATTAAAGGTCCAGTAGGTGATAATGATGATTTACGAATTGTAGGTAATACAAGAACTGATAGGTTATCAACTACGGGAGACTCTGTCGTTATAGATAGAAATAATACAAATAAAATTCAAGTTTCAGGTATTATACACACTGGGGATATACAAGCAACGTCTCACGTCGCCATAGCAAATACAAATCCACAAAATTTATTTACATTAGGAGCTGTTGGTCAAACTGTTATGAATGTACCAACACAATCTGTTTTCGCTATAGAAACGACGGGGAATATAAACGCACAATATTATCGTGGTGATGGTGGTCTTCTTTCAAATGTAACTTTACAAACTGTCACGGATAAAAGTAATATTACATCAAATACACTCCACCTTACAAACCCAACAACGTCACTCAAGGCATATAGTAATATAGTTGTCGATGATTATATATTTGGTAACATAAGCGGTTCCAACTTAATTACAGCAAGTCAAATTACTTCTCAAGGTCACATTCAAGGTCAAACTACTATTACTGCTCAAGGTCACATTGAAGGTCAAACTATTACTGCTCTAGGTGACATTCAAGGTCAAACTATTACTGGGACACTGGGTGTATATGATCAAATAACAACAACTCACGATATAATAGCAGATAAACTTGTTGGAACAACAGGTATATACGGTGAAATATTAGGATCTAATAACATAACAGCGAGTAAAGTTAGTGGAATACTGTACGGCGAAATAGTAGGATCTAATAACATAGCATCGTCGGGTATATATGGTGAAATATTAGGATCTAATAACATATCAGCTTCAGTTATAAATGCGTCATCATTTTCCGGTGATGGTTCGTCTATAACAGGTATAGATACGGGTAATATAACTGCGGGTATTCTCCCCATAACACGTGGTGGTACAAATATTGATACATATACTGAAGGTGATTTAGTATATGCCAACGGAACAACATCACTCGCAAAGTTAAGTACATCTTCCGCGTCCGCGGGTCAGTTTCTCCGATTAAACGCGGGTAAAACGGCACCCGAATGGTCCGATGTTCCACTTACGTTAGATGAAGTTCTTGCATCACAAACAGGTGTATCTAACGTTTCCGACGAAGTCATAACATTAAATAAATCTTCGGGTGTAGCTCTAGAAGTAACGAGTGGACAAGTTGCATTAAACGGTTCGGGAGTTGTATTAGATGCACCATTCGGTGATATAACGGCATCTACTTTTACAGGAGCTTTTAGTGGGAACGGTTCAAATATAAGTGAGTTAAATTTAGGTCAAGGTACTAACACCGGAAAAGTTCCTATTGCTCGGGGTGGTACGGGCACTAATTCGTTAAATACTTTGAGTATACCATACGTGAACAATTATGGTATTTTTGAGGAGAGTAAAATTGAGTATAACCCATCTACACATATTACATCTATTAGTTCAAACGTGGCGATTTCTGGAAACTTAACCGTTGCAGGTAATATTACAGCGCAGCATACAACCGATCATTACATTACCGATAAAATATTTGCAGTCGCACACAACAATACCGTAGACGCAAAAGATATGGGGCAACATATGACAAGACCAACCGCGAATGTATTTGCAGGTTTTCTGGGTCAAACCATGGGTAAAGAATATACAATCGCTTTTACAGAAAGTAATTCTGAAAGTGAAACCGTTGTACCTACAAACACAACAACGGATGGATACATCACGGCAAATGTGTGGGGTAACGTTTTATCCGGTAACGTCACGACGACGGGTAAAATGACCGCGGATTCGTTCCATGGTAATTCAATTAACGTAGTATCGGTTGATTCAGGAACTCTATCAGGTGACGGTACAGCTATAACAGACTTAGATTTGGGTCATGCTAGTCATACCGGTCAAGTTGCTACTGCACGTGGTGGTACAGGTGTAACTACAGGTCTAAGTGTACTAAATGCAACTAACCTTACGACTGGAACAGTTGCTACTGCTCGAGGTGGTACGGGTGTAACGACAGGTCTCACAGTACTCAACCCCGCTAATTTGAGTTCACAAGTTTTACTTGCCAAGGGTGGTACCGGTTTAACTACAGTAGCAGAAAACGAATTGTTATTAGGTCCAGCATCTGGAACTGCTTTGACTAAACTTGCACCGTATGCACCAGCTGCTACTACTGTCGAATACCCAACGTCTGCACTATCATCAGCAGCTAATTCAGGTGAAACCATTGCAGGAGTGACATACACAACGACTGCAAGTAGTAATCAATATGGTGAAATATGGAGAGCGTTTGATAAAACTACCCCGGGGCATAGCACTTTTTGGCATTCTGATGAGAATGTTTACGATAGTACTTCGGGTGCCTATACGGGAAGTAAAAGTTTAGGCGGTGTATCCGGTGAATGGATAAAACTCCAACTTTCGACTGGAATTGCACCAACATCAGTTAACATTACGGGGAGACAAAGCTATGATAATCAGGCACCAGATTCGTGGGAAATATTGGGAAGTAATGATGATACAAGTTGGACAAGTCTATTATCATCTACTGTACACGCTACTTATAATGGTGGTAGTGGACATACAGTTTCTATATCGGGAGCGAGTGCTTATACATATTTAGCCTTAGTTGTAAAAGCAAAGGGTGGTACTGGTCAAACTGCAGTAGTTATTAGTGAATTGAGGTTTTTCGTTAGTGTCGCAAATTTATCTAAAAAGTTTCTTCGAAGTTCCGGGACTGGAATAGCGTGGGACGACGTTTCTTCGACTTTACAAGCAATTACAGATGGAGGGGCAACAACAACACAAACAGTCGCGTTTAATAACACAACCACGGGTTTAACATCCGCGGGTGATATTGACATTGCAGCTACGAAACAAATTGATTACGCTGGTGATGTTTTACTTAAATCGTCAGCAGGTGCAGTAGCATCTTTGAAAGTAACGAACGCGGTAAAACTTGACCCGGCTTATGCATCACCTTCGAATAATGTTTTATCGTTCAACACAACAACGGGTGAAATCTACGATTCAGGAGGGCAAGGTGGGTCTACATTAGATAACATACACGAAGAAGGTTCGAATGTAGCAATTGGTCCATCAGCGGCATCCGCAAATCTTACAATAAACACGTACGGGTCTAATGTACTTACAGTTTCAGGTAACGTCTCAGCCGATAATATTACAATAGGAGCTTTACACGTCGCCGCATCACCGTTCAATTTAGACGATGTCGCGAGTGCAGGCGCGGGTGCAAATGTTACGTCAAATGTTATTCAGTTTACAGGTCCACATTCGAGTTATAACTCGGATAATGCGTTTGTTACGACAAATAGTATTAAAATTGGTTCAAATGTAAATGTTACAGGTAATTTAATATCACAAAATATACAACTTACAAATCCAGGTATAACCGCATCAATGTCATCGACAGATACAATAACTATAGATGCTAAAAATAAAAGTTACGGCACAGCACCACTTGTTCAACTTGCAGGTGATTTAAATAGTCTCGTCTATTCAAATCTTATAGATGGTGCTCAGGTAGTCGTACCTATATTTGCATCAGGTGCAGATAGAAAAATATCAAAAAATCTTACAAATGTAAACTGGTACGTTCAGACCAGCGACCTCACTATAACACAAAACGATCACGGACTCATGACATTGTCAAATGTTGCAGGTAATGTATATATGAATTCAATATCTTTTACACAAAATTAGTAAATTAAATAAATCAGAACACATTTTTATATTATATATGGGCTTAAAAATAAAAAACCTTAGTATAATATAAAATATGTCTGGAGGTATTGCCCAACTCGTTGCAATCGGTGCCCAAGATGCGCATCTCGTAGGTCAACCTGAAGTTTCTTTTTTCAGGTCCAACTACAAACGTCACACAAACTTCGCCCAAACTGTCGAAAGACAAACTATCCAGGGCAACCCAGCTCGATCTGGTATGTCAACTATCCGATTCGAAAGAAAAGGTGACATGCTTGGTTACGTCTATATCGCCAATAGAGCGGGTGATGTCACGGATTGGAATGAAAATGTCGCAAAGGTTGAACTTTTGATCGGTGGTCAAGTCATCGACGAACAAGATTACACATTCTCCACCTCTCTTGCACCAACAGTTATGAACCAAACGTACTCGAAAGCTAAATATACAGCGGAAAAATTCTACCCACTCAGATTTTCGTTTTGCGAAAATGTCCAATCCGCTATCCCATTGATCGCACTCCAATACCACGATGTTGAATTGAGAGTTACATGGGCCGATAATGCCAGTATTGTCGGAGACCTCGAAGTGTATGCTCAATTTCTTCACCTCGATACAGATGAACGCACGGCACTTTCCAACGCACCACAAAACATGCTTATCACACAAACACAAAAGGCAATTGCATCGCTCAATAAAGTCCAGGAACTCAGCTTCAATCATCCAATGAAATATTTGGTCGCCGTGAACGGTCAATCTGCATCCGATAAAATCAAGCTCCAAATTAATGGTACGGATGTTTCTGACGCGAAACCAGTCATTCCCCACCACACCTCGGTACCAGTGTATTACCATACACAGGCTGCGGATATTGTTGAGAACATCTTATTGGTCCCATTCTGTCTCGACACTGCTAAACTCCAACCAACGGGTTCGCTCAACTTCAGTAGACTCGATTCCGCGAGACTCGTTTCCGATAACTCGACGTTTGATAATACTATCTACGCCGTGAACTACAACATCCTCCGTATCGAAAATGGTATGGGTGGTTTGATGTACTCTAACTAATTCAATTTTTATAGCCACTTAATATAAATGTTCTGGCAACTAGTTTTTATCACAGCTTTTATATTTATAATTACTTACGATCCCAAGTCCGGAACTTTGAATCATCTCGTCGACTCTAAAAAACAAGAACCCACTCAGAATTCTGAGTGTAAAGAGGGACATTACCAGGAGATTCAATTTGCTCAAATGGGGTATGATTGCCCAAAAGAAAACGGTGTTCAAATGGGTGCGATTATACATACTTAAAAAATTCACTCTACATTTTAATATTATATAATGTTTACCTTTGATCGAGATATCGTCACAATAATAGCTGTAATCGTATGTATTGTAGCCACTGCATATATGTACAAGGAACTCAAGAAAACCAACGAAGAAATGGAAGGTGTAAAGGGATTTAATGGAAAACTTGTTTCATTTTTATCCAGGCCCAAATCACCCCCTTTTACAGAACCAGAGTCAGAAAAAGGAAACGCTTTACAGACCCAAGTCGAAGAAAAGAACCTTGAAAATCAAGATTCTGAGGAAGATTCATCAGAATAATCATCTCCTATAATTATAACTTGCTAATGAGCAATGAAGAAATACAAGGCTATAGCTGTACCTGTAACGTTTACGGGTGATAAACCAAAGTTTCTCACTGTCCGAGACCGACGATTCAAAGATTGGATTTTCGTTACCGGAGGGTGTAGGCGAAGAGAAATAGTAAATCCAATACGATGTGCTTTGAGAGAACTAGAAGAGGAAACAAGAGGAGTCATTTCTCTCAAAAAAGGTCAGTATTCAGATTTCAAATTCATAGTTAAAGAAAGTCCTGGCGTTGATTTAGAATACAATGTCTTTATATTTTTCGTAGATTATACACCGCAACAACAAACCGAACTTGTCAAAAAATTCAATGATGAGAAACAAAAAACAAATCTTAAAAAATTACAAAAACAACCATATAAACGAACTTACGATGAAAATGATTTTATGAATTTTGAAACATTAACAGAATTCAATACAAAAAAACAATGGGATAGAATAGTTAAAAATGTTCTCAATAACCCAGAGTTTTATTCATGCATAACTTCTCTCAATAGAAAAACCTTCTCTATTAAATAATGAAGTCCAAAGCTTACATACTCTCACAAATTTCACATCTTCTCGTTGAAAGACATGGTTATACACAGGAAAAAGCAGATAGGTACGCAGAATTACACAAAGAAGATAAAGTTTATGAACTTCTTGTTTTAAAAAAGAATTTATCAGAACATGAAGAGTATCCAGAAATATCGTATAGAAAATCAATTTGGAGACATCACTACGATAGTGATTAATTAAATCAATATAAAAAAATAAAACTACTACTTGGTAAGTAAACCATGTTTAAAACATGGTGTAAAGAACAGGGATTCTGGAACAATACCAATGTATCACATGTGCTCATGGATGGAGGTGTCCTATCAGTGCCATTTGATAGATTGAATGATTTCTATATTAAATACACAGATTCCTATAATTCAGGGGAAAAAATATTTGTGGTCGAACAGAAAACTGAAAATTATAACTTTTTCGTGGATATCGATTACAAGGATGAAGATGAAATAGAATTTTCAGAACTAGAAAACTATTGTAAAATAATATGCGAAAGAGTTAAAAAATTGGGGGGTAAAGAAGCACTCATTTCCGTAGCTCAACCAAAACAAGTAGGTCATCTAGTTAAGACGGGTATTCACATAAATTGGCCAGATTTTATCGTAAATCAGTCATCAGCTTTAGCAATAAGAGAAATTCTAGTACGAATAATGAACGAGTATTACGGTTCAAGAAATTGGAATGATATAATCGATGAAGCCGTTTACGGAAGTTTAAAAAGAAAAGCCAAGGGAAGTGGATTTCGGATGCCATGGTCACATAAAAAGGGAAAACATGATGAGTGTTCCGGTAAAGGGTGTGTAGAATGTAATTACACGGGAAAAGTAACACAAAGTGAATACAAACCAATATTTATATACAGGTACGGTCCGTTTCAATTACTCGAAACTATAGATGGTCAGGTCGCAGATGTTAAAATAATGAACATGGCTACTTTACGTACAGAGAGAGACGATCCCGTCATAATAGAAAATAAATATTCGAAACAACCAGAAGGGTCTTTTACAAACGCACAAATAAAAAACGAATTCAAGGATCAGGAAGCTATTAGTCTTGTAGAAGAATTTATAAGAAAAAATTTAGAGGGTCAAAATTTATCGAGGGTAACAAAAATTTATGAAAATAAAAACCAGTTTCTCGTTTCAACGAATTCATTTTATTGTGAAAATAAAAAGTGTAACCATAATTCTAATCACGTATGGTTTCATATATTAGGAGATACTATAGCACAAAAATGCTTTTCGACTACCGATACAATGAGACATTTTGGGTTTTGTAAAGATTTCACCGGAAAAAGACACCAACTCTCGTCTAAAATTACGAATATATTATACAAGGACGGTAAAGTTGAAAAATATAAACCAAAAAACAGTGTTAAAAAGACAGAACCCGATGGTTTTGAACAAACTATTGAATTATTGAATCTTTTCATAAACAAAAACGTTTTCAAAAACAAAAACCTTAAAATAAAAAATATAGAAACTAAAAATACTAAAAAATATAGTGTTTTAACATCGTATTCATGTGAAAAATGTATAAGTAATGTAAGTTTTGAAATAGAAAATAAATTACTTATACAAAAATGTAAATGTAAATCACCACCTAAACATATATTAACCAATAAAATATTACAATCTTTATAAAATGTTAGTTTTGATAATAATGAGTAAAATACTTAAAAGAAATATGTTAATACTAATTAAAGCATGTCTATAACTCGAAAAACACGCTCAGGACGATTATCAAAAGTACCAGAAAGATTAGAATTATTTGAAGAAATAGAAGACGATTTCAATGACGATGAATATGATACAGACGTTGATCTTCTTCAATCAGATGACGAAGATATATGTTCAGACGACGAAGACTCTGAATGTGATTCGGATGAAGATGAAAATGGTAATTTGAAAGGATTTGTTGTTGATGATGAAGATGAAGAATCTTCTGATGATGAAGAATATTCAGATAATGAGTAATATCGAGCTTAAAAAAAAGAATTCAATTTATATAAATGGAAGCCGAAGTTGGAACACCTATTGAATATAACCCAGAAGAGTTTTTAAATAAGGATAACGACTTACATGAACAAGAACCAGAAAATAATGAACAATACTATGTTCAACCACAACAGCCAATGTATACACAACAGTTAATACACTCGGAAAAACAGGATATATTTTCTAATTTAGATAAAACAGGGTACGTTATTATATTTGTTGCATTTTTATTAGGATTTTTTATGGGTAAGACTATGCAACCTGTTATTTTAAGACCTGGATAAATTTTTACCACCTATCCAATATACAGTCGATGGGGTTTGTTGACCCACAAATTCACCGATTTCACCATATGATGATTCAGTAAAATAAGATCTACTCGTAACTAGTGGATCATCAAATGTATTTTTCATAACTTCAGACGCAGTTACTTCGTCGTATGTCGCTTTAGAATCACTCGATGTTTTTTCTAATTTATTTTTTTGATTATTATACAATCTCAAAAATAAAGTTAATACAAATATCAAAATAAGAATGGTGATTATATTCAATATAATACTCAACATACTTACATTTAAATAACAAAATTAATTTACGCCTGTTCATTTTCTTTATCATCAGACGTTACTTCCTCTTCACCGTCATCCTCAGTTTCTTTGACCTGACCTTCCGTTGAATTTTCAATAGCGACTTTCGTAGCTTCTTCTTTCATTTCCATTTCTTCTTTCTCAATTTTTTCCTTGAGTTCAGCCTCGCGCTTAACTCTGATCATTTCCATTTCTTTAGCAACAATATCATCAGCTTCCTTAACCAAATCTTCCATATCAGCATCTGGTTTTTCTTTTTGAAGGCGTTCCAAAACTTCACCGGGGTGACTCACGGGAGATTCATCGGGTTTGGTATAAAACTTGGAATTCTCGTCTCCGCCTTTAAAGTATGTATCAGTTCCCGGAGCCTTGACAGACATCATATCCGCTTTACGTTGTGAAAACATGGCGGCGGCTTGAGCTTGATTCTCTTTGTACCCGGTTATGAGTTCCTCGAGCTTTTCATCCGTGTAATGTACATCTTCAATTTTCGCCGGGTCAGGTGGAATCAATAGCCATTTATACATATCGACAACATAAATATCAAAAGTTGCGTCTTCCTTTTGAAGACGTTTAGCATGAGAAGCAGCTTCATCACGCGTATTAAAAGCACCCCTAATTTTAATTCCAAACTTATCATTCTTTTGTGGTGCTTCTGGTCCTACTACAGAAAGGCAGGCATAAAGTTGACCTGGTACGGTTGTGTAATCTTGTTCAAGAGACATTGTTTATATATACTTACATGAACTTAAAACTTTAAGTATATGAAATTGTAAAGAATGTATTGGAAAAAACAACCTGTGACACGTGAAGAAGTAATAGAAACGGTGGAGGGGGAAATAGATTCATCAGAGAACCTTAAACTTGAAAAAAACGCGTTACCAGAAGGGTATGAGTGGGATTCGTGTTATTTAGAAGAATTGTGTATGTTTCTTAAAAAATATTACATACGAGATTCACATTATGCTTTCGATTATCCACTTGGATTATTAAAATTGGCAACTGATGAAAAATTCATAATATCTATACGTAATACCGAAACTAAAATCATGCACGGGTGTATTACAGGTGTTCCTTCAACCGTAAATGTAAACGGAACGTCATTAAAAATGATTCAGATAAACTTTTTATGTGTAGATAATGATTCGCGGTCAAAAGGATTTGGACCTTTACTCATAAACGAAATATCGCGTCGTGCTCGAGAATATAACATTAGACAAGCTATATACACCATAGTTAAACGCGTATCTCCACCACTAACAGAAGTACGGTATTGGCACAGACTTATAAACGTAAAAAAACTAAATTCAATAGGGTTTTCAAAAGCACGCGAAATACCAAATTTAGTATTAGGATCATCAAGGTTTAGGGAAATGACGAAAGAAGATATCCCACGCGTTACAAAAATGTTACAAAAATACCTTCTTAAATTTAAATTGTATATTGAAATCGATGAAAAATATGTTGAAACATGGTTATTACCACGTAAAGATGTTATGTATTCCTATATAAGCGATACTACCGATCAGTTTCTTTCTTTTTATAGTATACCTTACGTACACTTAGAATCTGGGACTGTAGTAAAACAGGCGTACACGTTTTATAACGTAGGAAACTGTTTGAAAGATGCGATAATAATGGCACGCAATAGAGGTTTCGACGTTTACAATTGTACAGATATAAGTGTAAGCGAAGAAGAACTCGTTTTGAATAGATTTATGAAAGGTACGGGTATAAATAATTATTATTTATATAATTGGAATGTTGGTGAAAAAATAATACCAAGGGATATTGGATTTACATTAGTTTAAGGTTTCCATTTAAGAAACGATGGTAAAGCGGCTAAACCACCGAGTACTATAACAGTGTCTATGAAAAGGACTTTATTCTTAATTTCAGGACACCAATTCTTATACTTGATGATCTGTTCTGAATCTTGAGGTTTTATCCAATGGTAAAACATGGCGAGGTATGTTGGACCGAGGTTTCTTTCACAAAGGAACCAGTGATCGTAGTAGGCGAGTGCCACATAAGGTACATATAAGAGTACTAGAAGGACCCACTTATTTCTATGAGGCAAAAACCAGTAACCACCTGATAATGCTAACGTAAACCATATACACTTCCAATTTGCGACGGGTTGAGTATTATCACACTTTTTATCTTCGATTTCCATTTATACTTGTATTTCTAAAATGAACCGAGATAAAATTTTGGAATGGTTTGTTCATGTTTTTCATAATATTACGTTTAAGATCAGTTAACTTTAATAAATTTTCTAATAAATATTTAATTTCTTTTAAAGTATTATTAATCTTTTTTACTATTTTTTTTTCATCACCGTTAATCTTATTTCTGTTTTTTTGAGGTATTTTATTCTTAAACATCTTAATCACTAAAATATATTCATACTGTTGTTGATATTCGGTTAGAAGTTTTTCAAGTTTTAACTTAATTTTTTCTATATTTTTAATTTCTTTCTCAATCTTATTAAGTAAATTTTGTTTTTCTTTAGAGTTTTTCTCTTTTTTCTGTAGTATATTACTTACCATTTCTATAATATGTGATTATTTTTTGGGTTTTGATTTTTCCATTTCTTTTTTCTTCTTGTATTGTTCAAGTCGCTTCAACGCCGCGTTCATTCTCAATTTTTTCAATTTTTTATTGGTCTCTTCACGAGTGAGTTTTTTGGGACTGGGTTTGGAATTGGAATTAAATTTTAGTTGTTTTCGTACTTTTTTAGACTTATCATTCTCCATTTTCATCTGCTTTAACGCGTTTGCTAAAGATATTGTTTTCAATTTTTTATTGGAAACTTGGTTAAAATTTTGTAACAAGTTTCGTTCGGTTCGCCAATCTGGACGAGGGGAATAATTGGAATTGGAATTAGATGACATTTATATAGTCTGAGATTTTTACCTTAGTAAACCATTTAAAAAGAAAAAATTAAGTTAAATAAATGGAGGAGATACGCAAGTACCATAACGAGTCTAAGCGTCTCCTCATCCAATCGGCTACCCGCGAAGGCGACAGTATTTTGGATGTAGGATGTGGATTCGGTGGTGATCTCCAAAAGT